TAATTTCTTTTATTATTTGACCTTCTTTAACTTCTTGTGTAGCTTCTTCTTTTGCTTGTTCAACTATTTCTTCTACAGTTGGTTCTTTTTTTGGATTTTCTTCTAATTTATCTGTAGATTTCACATAAATTGCATCACCTAATGTAGTATTATATGCTAATAATAAACAAATTGCAAGTGGGTCAAATACTGATATAAGACAAATAATAAACCATTTTACTACTTTGTTTATATCTACACCAAATTCATCCGCAACAAATTTAAATGTTTGTAAATCTTTTTGACCACCGCTTTTTATCTTAATATCAGATATCTGTTTATCTAATTTTTGTATTTCATCGACAGTTGATTGAATTTTATTATTTTCCGAATCTATATCTTTTTCACTTTTATCGATAAATTCTTTTGTAGATTGTTGTATTTGTGCAAGTTGTATAGGATTACGACTGATGATTACATTGGTCATACTTTCATTTAATCGTTCTTCTTGACTAACTCTTAATTTACTAATACTTTCAATTCTTTTCTTTGCATCACTTATTTTATCACTGTACATCTTTTTTTGATCTTGTATATAAACAATTTTTTCCTCACTCAATTTATTTTCAATTGCAGATTGTTGATATGCAGATGTTAAATAACCAAAAATACCTAAAGATGTAATAAACATTAATGCGACAACTGCTAAAATAAGATATGTCTTTAATAACAATTGTGATCTTTTCCAGTATCTATATAAAAATGTAGTAGCAACCAATTTACCAATTTCAAGTGAACTCGCCATAATCATAGATGCAATTGCAGATCCACTGAATAACATTCCAATACCAATTATACTAAAAAATGCTGCACAACTCGCTATAAATAATGAGGATAAACCTACTATTCTTTCAAAGGTAAATTGTGTTTTCATATTGTATATATAGTCAAAAAATAAAAAACCCTCCATTGTTTATAACAATAGAGGGTATATAATAAATATATAACCTATTACTTAATCGTAACTTTTCTTACTTCGGGTGTCGCTGGTTTTACTTTATTGAGAGTAATTAATAGAATACCATTTTCAAATGTAGCGGATACAGTATCTTTTTCAATATTATCTCCTAAAGTAAATGATCTGCGAAAACTAGACCGTTTCAATTCTCTTCTGATATATTTTCCATTCTGTGAATCCGTTACATTTTTGCTTTTTCCACCACTAACTGTAAGCACATTTTGTTCCACTTCAACATTTACATCTTGTTTACTTAAACCTGGAACTTCAGCTTCTATTACAACTTTATCATTGTAATCAATAACATCTACTCTTGGATAAGACCCCTTTTCAAAAAAGTCTACACCAAACTCTTGGCTGAAATTAGGGACATTTGCTTTGAAAAATTCATCGAAAATTTGATCAAATGGAGTTAAAAACTCATCACGATGAACTGTACGAAATAACGGATTAGTTTGATATTTTACTACTGACATATATATTTTTCCTTTCTTAAATAGTCTATTTTAGACCTATTTTCATGTATTCCTTTAGGGACATACAAGGGATTACCACTTTAGTAATCTACTCTATATATATCATTTAATTAAGAAAAAATCAAATTTTTATTCAATTGGATTTGGCGGAAATAAATTATTTTTAGTGTATTCGCTTATATAACGATCTTTAAATCTTACACCAGCATACATTTCATAATCTTCAATAGTCCTAACAGTTCCAAAATTATAAATTGAATCTATTAATATATCATATCCATCCATGCCAAATAACTTTTTATGTCTATTTGTGGAATCATTATCCATTTTACTCCAGTCACTTCCTTCTATGATATGATCATCCCAATGTTTTGGTCTTTTTTCTCTAGTATAATAGTGCCAAGCGACAATTTTATTTGGATGATATAAATCATATCCGTGTGTATAAGCTCTTACACCAATATTAGTTTCTTCACCATAAAAATAGTAATTTGGATCGTGTTGAACATGTTTACTAAATTCTCCATCTGTAAAAGCAAAATGTCCACTATAAAATCTTGATGGAATTGGATTATTATATGTTTCAGTTAATGGTTCAGGTATAAAAAACATTGGACCTTCATCCATAAACTTTTCCAAATTCATCTTCCAGATTTCTTGTAAAAATTCTTCTTTGTCAGGATTATAGTGGGGTAAATAAGCAGTAATTAATGGTTTATCGCTTCCCATTTCTTTACATTTATTATACATTTCAATTAATTCAATATCCCAATCTTGAATAAATCTATGATGACTATCCAATTGAAGTGTGTATTCTTCACCATTGTATTTTTGTTGTATTAAATTTCTTGCCCAACATACACCTTTACTTTCAACATATGGTATATCAATAAATTCAATCAAATGTTTGATTGGTTCCAATGTTTCATTATCGTCGTGTTGCCAAGCAACAACAATTCTTAAAGATTCTGGAAACTTAGCTTTTTCAATTAAATCCAAAACAGTGGGAATTAGTTCTGGATCTCTATAACTTGCAATCTGAACAAATATTTTATTCATATAATCTATATATGAATTTTAAAAAATATTAATTTTTTATATTAATACATATTTTGTGTAGCAATTGCATAAATCACTGTATTATTTGGTCCAAGAGTTCCTTTTGGTCCATTGTTGTGTGTATTTACGGCAACAAATTTAAAGAAATCTGCACGATTTGATGTTCCTGTAGTAATAGTAGGTGGAGTTCCTCCTTGCCATACAATTGGACAATTAAATGTTAAACCACTACTGCTAATATAAGATCCTGTAAAATATAAACTAGCAGTTGGAGTAGTAGCTGCTTGATTTATAACCAAATTTAATTCACTTCCTCTACTCATTGTTATAGAAGCAGTTCCATGATTTCCTAGATTAATAAATTTAGTTGTATAATTCTCAGCATTAACACTTACATTGTCTCCCAAAGAACTTATTACAGAATAATTAGTATCTGTTCTATATTGTATACCGCCGTTAATTTCAAGTTTACCTCCTATGTAAGTTTTACCGCTACTACTTACACAAAATGTAACAGGATAAGATGAACCGCTTCCATAAGTTACTTCAATAGCTTTCTGTAAATGATCAACAGTAGGTGATACACTACTTCCACTAAAGACTTGTATTTTTAATCTCGTATCATGATTTTCAGTGCCTGAATCTACACCGATATTAAATGTACCATCTTTAGAAGCACCTTGAACACTAGATAAAGGCCAGAAATAAAATCCGTTTGAGTGAACTCTCAAAATGTATATTATACCGCCGCTCAAATTATCCGCAGAATAATCTCTTGGATTACTAGCACCAACATAAGTAAAATTATTAGAAGCAGTAGTAGTAGTCCAATTAAACTGTCCTCTGTTATGAGGATCACCTAAATCACCATAATTTCCTGTAACAACAAAAGAATGATGATCCGAACTAGTTACAGCATTACCTAATGTTAATGTAGAATTAAAATCAGAATATACATTTACACTTCCTTGATCTGAACCTGTAATATACAAAATAGGAGTATTTTTTTGTATATATATATTATCAGTGGAAATATTTCCAGGATATCCAACAATCGGCGTACCATAATAAATTGTGGAATTTCCTAATGTTTTATTACCTGTCCAAATAGGAATATAATTAGTTGTTCCTGCACCTGTAAGATCTCCCGCATTTGAATTTAATGCATAACTAGCAGTAACTGATCTTGACGAACTTAATGCGTAACTACTGCTTAGTGCAAAATCGGCATATGATGAACTTATAGCTTTACTTGAACTAATTGCCCAACTACTTGTACCTACAAATTGTGGTGATGTGCCCGTACCAGTAATTCTTCCGATTAAACTACCAGTAAAACTTCCTGTTGAAAATAAATTTTGTAATTGTGTTAAGCTAGCTCTATAAGTTTTTATAGAACTGCTTTGATCAATAGGAAAAAAATCGTTACCAGATAAACTTGGTATTGGGTCCAATTGACTAATTTTTATACTTGTAGTTGGCATATTTAAATATTAAATTCTAATATTGTCATTGATGAAGTAGCATAATATATAGTTGGATATCCTGAAGATCTATTGGTATACCAGTAAGATCCAGCCGCATCACCTTTTACTCTTACTTTATAAGTTCTAGATGATAAATCGGTTGCAACATCTAAATATGTAGTAGCACATGGTTGTGCATCATATATAGAATCTTCAACACTAGCAAATCGATCAATTAGTGTTGTCGAATCTTTAAATAATCCTGCTACGGCAACACCTGGCAAAGGACCATTGCTTATAACAATAGATGCATTTATTAAAAATTTTGAATTGGTTGATTTTGGTGTTATTGTTATAGATAAACCTGTATCAAACCAGGATGTACCTGTACCAGCATCTTGTGTATAATATAAAACTGAATGTGCGGATAATATTGCTCCTGTACCATTAAAATAACTAGCAGTTAATGCATTTGAAGATATTGTTGAATAACTAGAAGTTAATGCATAACTTGAACTAATTGAACTATTTGCAAAGCTTGATGTTCCATAATATCCTACTGCATTTGTAGTACTTGAACTAAAATTCGTTGAAGTAATATTGCCATTTACAGTTAATTTATCATTGTTTGTTGTATCCCATGATAAATTTCCATTTCCACCAAATACACTACCAGGTGCATTAAATTGAATTGCGCCTGATGGACCACCAGGAGATTCAGTACTTGTTAAATTTATTTCAATAGTATTATCGGTAACATTTTCCGATAACGAAACACTTGTACCTGCTACTAAATTTTTAAATTGTAAATCTACACCTGATTTTTGTTTGAATAAACCTATACCAGATGTTCCAATATTACTTGCAGTATTTGATTCTCCCGATCCTCCGCCACTAGCTGCATATGCTGCAGTTAAAGCATTAATTGCCCAACTACTTGTACCTGTTAAATCACCATTAAAACTACCAGTAAATGATCCTGTAAAACTGCCTGTATAATTACCATTATAAATAGATGAAGACTTTGCACTAATAACATAGTCCGCAAGATCTATTGAAGTAATCTTTTTAGTTTCTTGAGCAGCAATATCTGTGATAAACAACAAGTCATTTGATTGAACTTGTGAATCAGTATAATCAGTTAAATCAGTAATTTTCTTACTATTGGACATATATCTTTAATAGATATATATATCAACTTACTTTGACATTTTTTAATTTTTTAACAATATATTTTACTAAACTGCTTCTAACAATGTCTTCTTCAGTAAATTTAAATGTATAAATGCCATTTTCTTTACTCTCTTCATCATCAAAAACATTCATTATTTTAGTAAAACCACTCTTACCATTAATATCACTTTGATCAGGATCTCCTAATATAAATACTTTACTGAATTCACCCACTCTTGTAATCAAAGTAGTTAATTCTTTTACTGTCATATTTTGTGCTTCATCAGCAACAATACATTTAGCATTCCAATTCAAACCTCTCAAAAATCCAAGAGGAATACTATCCAAACGATCTTCTTTTTGTAAAGTATCAATATCTCGTTTTGGTAACAATTCTGCCAATTTTTCTAATAATGGTTGAATATAGGGAGCCATTTTTTCATCAGCTTCGCCTGGTAAAAATCCGATTTTACTATCTGCACTTTCTACTGCACTTCTAATATAAAGAAGATCACTTACTTTCTTTTGATTTAATAGTTTTAAAGCACTATAAATTGAAATATATGTTTTGCTTGAACCAGCAGGACCACTAACGAAAATCAATTTTGCATCTTTATTTAATGCAATATTTAAAAATTCTTTTTGTTTTTCTGTAAATTCTCTTTCAAATATAGACAACTCATACTTTAATTTTGTTCTTTGATATACAATTGGACTTGTGTCATGTTTATTTTCGACTCCAGTTTCATTATTATTGTTGTTGTTATCATTTTTTAACTTTTGAAGTTTTTTGCTTTTTTTCATGTGTTAATTTATTTAAAGCTGAGTTTAACTTTTGTTCGACACTTTTAACTCTAACACATAACTCATAATGCTCCTTCTCAATATAATATTGATATACATTTTCCAAATTTTCTTTGAATTGATCTTTTGGTAATGTAACTACAAAATCAGAATCATTAAAACAAAATAATTCAACAAAACTTAATTTCTTGTCTATTGCATATTCAATTGACGAAACAACATGTTCCATCATTTGAATTTTATTGTGTTCAATGAATTTATTCATTTCATTGAAATTTGAAGGTAACGAGTATAATTTATGTTTGGATGCTTTTGGCATACGAATATAAATATCAAAAACAATGTTACAAAAAACAAAAAACGCTATTAAAGTTATTTTAATAGCGTTACATCAATTTACTATTTTATCTATTTAAGATACTTTATGCTTAGTTTCATTATATTCGACTAATTCAATTTTGCTACCATCTGGCCATTTTCTAACAATGCCAGACCAATGATCAAATTCAGTCTTAGCTTCTTCTTTGCTTGTATAAACTAACTCACTTACTCTTACTCCACTTCTCATTACAATATAACATTTCTGTTCAATTGTATTTGATTTTACCTTTGTTTCTGTTTCTTTTTTAACAGTTTTTTTAGACATATTTACTTATGTTTTGATGTTAATCTTGTTTGGTTTTAATGTAAATTATTTATGATAACCAGTCATAAATATAAATTATTCATCTTCATCTTTTGAATTGGCAAGTGGAATTGAACTTGCATCTTCAACAATCGCTTTTATTTCACTTTCTATTTCTCTCATTTTTTCTTTGTATCCTGCAGCTACATCTTTAAAGTCCTTTTTTACAAAAAGTAACTTTTCGGTTAACTCATATACTTTCTTTTCTGCTTCTTGTTTTGTCATATATACTATTATTGTTTTTTTGTTTTAGTTAAATTGGTGGACATGGGGAGAGTTGAACTCCCGTCTTTAAAACACTATCACAATCAGACTACGTGTGTATACATTTTATACTTGTTAAGAACAATTATATTAAATGTCAAAACTAATTGTCCTAAAGATTTACAAAATACTCAATTAACAATGCAAATCAAATTGTTAATATAGCCTGATAGTTTACACCCAATATTATTATCAGACATCATAATATTGAATGTGCAGCCAAATTAGGCTGCTAGTGCTACTGCATCACGGGAGGTGAAGTTGTAGCTGATTACATTATCTTCAGCAGTTAATGTTTTGATAGAAGTTTTAAGAGGCCAACTATCATCCTCTACACGCCTAACTGATTTAGTTTCTTAAATCGAAGCCAGTACATGCCCATAAAATCTCAAAGATCAAAAAATTCTTTATATGTTATCTTTTCGTCAATTGCCTGACGCATTAAATCAAAATATCTTTTTGCAGTGTCTTTGTCAACTGGTTGATTCAATTCTTCTTCTTCAATATCCTTAATTAAGGATTCTATCTCACGACGAATTCTATTCGATTCAATTGGATTATTATCCTTTAATTCTAATTCGTCTTGTAATTGACTCAATTTATTTTTTAAGTCATTTAACTTCTTATTTGTATTCATTCTTATAAATATATAAAAATATTTTAAAAATGGAGCGGGTAGCCGGAATCGAACCGGCACATCGACCTTGGCAAGGTTGCAGGCTACCACTACATCATACCCGCTTACAAATTTGGTGGACCGTAAGAGAATCGAACTCTTCCCTAAAGCTTGCAAAGCTCCCGTGCTACCACTATCACTAACAGCCCATATCTATTAAAGAACTTACACCAATATATAGTATAAGTCAAATCAAAAAACAAAAAATTACCAGACACCTTGGCGGTTTTATGGGCATATTTAACCCACAGATTATTAGCTGAACACAGCCGTTGGTTATTGTTTCAGACCTAGCCAAGTTCAAACCTCTACCATTGTCTGATATATAAAATGGTCGGAATGACAGGACTCGCACCTGCAACCTCCTAGCTCCAAACCAGGCCGTCTACTATTGACATTACATTCCGATTAAATTGGCAGGGGATAAGGGAATCGAACCCCTACAAGAAGATTCAAAGTCTTCCGCACTACCATTATGCAAATCCCCAGTT